GGAGCATCGCGCTTTAACACGCCTACATCCATTAAATCTTGGGTTGAAAAAACTTTGTATTCTTTCAACACTTTTTCCACTTTGTCGTCGATCGTCACTTTATTCCGAACTATGTCGACGACTTCGCATAATTCGGAACTTATGTTTTGTTCTTCTGTGCTGTACCATAACCTGTTTTTAATGGTTGTGGATATATCATCATAATCATCCAATAAACTACCAATATAAAAATCCCCATTTGAGAACCGTTTCTCCAACTCTAGTTGAACCAAAATTGGAATTGGTGGGAACCCTGTGGCTCCTTCGCTAATGGGTCCTCTCATCCGTTCATCGATTTCTATTGTTCCATAATTTTTACCAATTTTCTTGACGTCAAATTTATCATTATATGATAAGTGCTTTTCTATTCCCTTGAAGTAATTAGCACCACTTGTCTTCCTCAGTATATAATTTATGGCGGAAGTGAGAACCGGACAACCTGGAGATGAAAAATAATAAGACAAAGCCTTCGCTCGTAATATGGCTTTTTTCCTATTATCAGTGAGAGGTTGTTGGCTGTTAACCCAGAAGAGATTTTTGAGAGATCTACCTATGTTAACATACGAGTTGTCTCTTAACCATCTCTTCCTCAAAAAATCAACGTCACCAGGTTTCGAACCGCTTACGTTTGAGCTAAATCCGAAGCCCATCTTGTTGATCAAATCTGAGTTAATCTGGTCTGGTTTAGTCAAACCATCATCCCCTTCTACAATTAGTTCCAATCGATTTGCACCCATTTTGTAACTGCTGTAACTATTTATTAAATAGTTAATCAAACAATTAAAAGTAGAGGTGAAATAATCGCCACTACATCTTGAGCTAATCGTAAACTTCCCAATAGAACTATGCAAAATACGCCCGAATTTGTTTAGCTTCCTAAAATGTTCCAAAGTAGTATTCATCCGCATCTTAACAAGCAATTTCTCGGCGAATTCGTCCTCCAAAATCTTGAACATATAAGAAACAGAAGACTCAAATGCTGAATAATCAGTTACAATATGCTTACGATCAGTAAAACTTGCAACTTTTTCAACAAATTGGTCTGGAGTTAAATTCTTGACTTGGTAGCCAGAAATACTTCCTTCATTCCAACAATGCACCACTGCGATGAGGGGTGATAAAACCATTGAGAAGTAGTCACTCATTGTCATAATTAGTCTAGGTCTAACACGGCATTGTCCATTTACCATTTTAGACGAATCCTCAAATTTGACAAAACAAGAATTCCTAAGATATTTCTTAGTGAATTTACCTTCTAAAAATTCTTCATACTGTGAAATTTTAGACTTTATGTATTTGTTGGACCTCTTCC